ATTATCTAAATCATATCCTCCATTAGCATTTATAAAATCAAATATTTCCTTAGCATCTGGATATTGTCTAAAATCAAAAAACTTTCCATAATTAAACAGTTGAGCAAGTCCGAATGTTGTATGGTCAACATCACCAACAGGCATAGATTTTATGATATCTTCATAAGCTTTTTTTCTTGACTCTTCAAGCGTGGTCAATGATTTGCCAGCTATTTCAAAATAATCATTTGCAGTAGCCTCTTTTAATAATTCCAAATAACGTTCTACTTGGTAATTTATAGAATCCCAATATCCTTCTTGTCTACGTTGGTATTCGAGATTTCGAGCTTGCTCTTCAGCAGTGGAATCAAAAGCATTCATTACAGTACCCACTAGGGTAGTTATAATTCCTATAATTCCGCTAATACCTTTTACTGTGTCACCGGCGGACTTTTCACCGGTTTTGCCAAACGCTTCAAAAGCTGCGATTCCGTCATTTATAACATCTACTGCTTTTTGAATACCTTCACCTAATTCATCAGAAAAAGTATTTCCAAGAGAAGCCAAAGAAGAGCCTAATATCGAGATATTGTTTTTTATAGCTTCACTAGCCTTTTCCACATTACTCCATGAAGTAGAAGCTCCCTGTGTATCTCCTTTCTTTACTGCTTTACGATACTTCTCGTATTCTTCTTTTAATGTCTTAAATGGATTACGAGCTATAAGATTTTGCCGAGCATTGTTTATCGTATCCATCATGGCTTTCATATCCGAAGCTGAAAGGTTTGTGGCTTTAACAAGTTGCTCAGCATCAGATAATAGTTTTTCAAGTGTATCTGTAGGTAATGAATCAACATCTCCCATTAACATTTTCCAAATGCCGGAATCTTCGATTTCGCTTTTTGAGATAGAAGTAATTGCTTGCTTTTTTTGTTTATTCAGTTCTTTTAAAGCATTTGCATATTGTTCTTTTTCAGAATTATTTTGAGCCTTAGACATACCTTCTTTAAGCCTCTTCTCATCATTGAGAAATTGTTTTTCGATGGCTATACGTTGTGCGGTATAGTCTTGATATTTAGAAAGGACTTCTTTATAATATTTAGCTACATCGTTAGCCTGCCCTTTTAAGGTGTCTTGGTTGATTGAATCAAGTGCGGAAGTATCTACCGAAACACTGGTAGGATCAAACGTTTTCTTTTTATATCCTTTGGTCTTTTGGGCTTTGAGTTCCTCTTGCTCATCAAAGACTTTTTTCTGATACTCGATTTCCGTGCGTATATAGTCTTCTCTTTGGCGCTTTAAGTCTTGAATCTCCTTCTTATTGTCTAAGGCCCTTTGCGCCCGTATTTTGGCTTCTCCGTCTGCCATCGTATTAATACGAGCTTGGAAAGCCTGATTTTCCAAATCTTCTTCTTTACGTCTTCTCTCAATGGCTTGTTTATCCAGTAGATCATTTATTTTCTTTTGCTGGTCTATGATGGAGTTATAATTTTTATCTGGGTCTTCATACTTTCCGCCTAGCCCAGATACAGTTACTAACTTTTCAAGGGCGTTAGACGATTTTTGATAAGAATCTTGTAGATTTTCTTGTGCCTTTATTTCTCTATCAGTTTCCTTTATCTTATCCTTTATGCCTTCAATTTCTTTTGATAATCCAACATAACTTTCAGGTCTAGCCCTCATCTGTGAGAGTTGCTGAACCGATGCTTCCTTTGCAGCTAACTCCTGCTCTAGTCTCTGTTTTGTGATATAAGCTATGTTCTTGGAAACTCCAGCTTGAAATGATTTATACCAGTTCTTAGCTATCTGATCAGCTGCAGCTGTTGCTTTTGCATTAGCTACAATTTGGCTGGTTTGCTCTTTTATAGCTTTAGAAACCTCTCCATTTTTTATCTTTTCATCAGAAAGATTTTTTAAATGCTCAGGATAAGACTTCTTTAGTTCCTTCACTGCATTATTTCTTTCTTTTGTAGATTTAGTTACATCTGTTGCTATTTTATACAAGCTATTAAGCTTAGTAATCTCCTTTGAACTTTGTTCTATTCCTGCAGATGTTACATTATACAAATCTCGTTGGACTGTATATAAATTTTTGATAGCTTTTGCGGTTTTCCCTAAACTGCTAATCCAGCTTATAATCTCTTTCCCATACACAGAAAGCAGAGTTAATCCAACAACAAGAGCAGTCTGCCAGCTTATAAGAGACTTTGTTAATTGCTGCCAAACTGGAGCAACAGCCTTGACATCTTTATTTCCGGCAGCAATTTCAGCCTTAAATGCAGCATATTCTTTTCTTGCTTTAGCAATCTCATCTACAAGGATAGGAAGGTTGTTTGAAATTGCAAGGAAAAAAGTATTTGCACTAACAGCCAATGAAGGCAATTCACGAGCCACCTGTTGTACAGAGAAACTGAGCCCATTCCATGCACTGGCATAATTACCTACATTTCTTTGAAATCTACCAGAAGCTTGTTCAGCCGCACTCAATTCCTTCTGAACATTTGCAATTTGGGCCAACAACGCTTTGCCAGCATCACCGTTTCTTCGCGTTCTTCCGAGGTCATCATAATCCTTAGTCAAGAGGATTATTTGCTTTCTGAGAGCTGTTATACTGCCTTCTTCCGCCCTACTCTGAATTATCTGATCCTTCTGTGCCTTAATTGTCCTTCTGATAGATTCCTCCTCGACTAGCCTTTGTGCTGCCAGTTGCTGCACCTGTCTTAATATTCCAGTTCCGGAAGAACCTGTTTTTTCTGAATCAGAAAGGGAAACAAAGCTTTTCTTTAGCTGTTTTATTTGCTTGTCCGTTTCAATTACAGCTTCGGTATTGGCTACTATCCATTTGTTAGTATACTGCAATGCGGCTGTCTCTTTCTTTGCCTTTTTGACTGCATCATTGGAAGAATCAATGTCATGCTTCAGCTTTTGGATTTGAAGATATTTGTTTTCATACTCTTCTAATTTTTTGGTAGCTGCCTCTATCTCCTTCTCTAATTGCTTTATGGCCGCATCACTATTTGGTATCCCCGCAACAGCTTTTAGAGAATTCTTCAATTTATTTATTTCTTGACGCAGTTTTATAATGCCTTCGACATCAATATCTGCGGTAAATTTCATTCCTGCCATGTGACTTTTACATTTTCGTTTCCAAATGATTCCTTTAACTCTTTCTCTACGGTTAGGCTTGCCGAATCCAGAACGTCAAAGCCCTTGCTAGATACAAAGCTCGCATATTCCATTCCATCGGCGAACACAACACCGTTTTTGGGTAGTTTTCCATATATAAGCAAGTTCTCTGTCTTGCCTTTGGCCCCCGCATGTTCGCTATCTGCCGGAACATATAGATAAACAATATTCCCATCACGAACTACAGCAGCTCCCGGAGCATTACGAAGATTCCACGTATGGTTCTGATAAGTCTTCTTGCTACTCACATTTCTTTCTTTTTGAGTGTCAACTGCATTATGCGCCGCTTCCTTCATAAGCTCATTTGCATACTCATCCACCTCTTCAACAAACTCGTCCAGACCCGACAAATCAACCGTTACTTCCATTACTCATCGAATTTCATATTTTCACCAAAGAAATCCTTATCAGATACTTCCTTAAGTACCTCCCCATCGTATACAGCGTGCAACTTATCTTTTTGCATGATGATCAAATTGCGATATGGAATTTTACAAACGACTTCATCATACGACAAATGAAGGCTATCCATGAACGACGCAATTTGCCCCAACATACAATCATTGCCTATAACCTCTGTTTTGCTGTTAGATTTGCTACGTTCTTCGCTAAACCTAACAGCGTCATAAAATTTTCCACATCTATCAGAGAGTAAGCCGCTGTAAGACCGGATAACACTTCTTCTAAAGTCCCATGAGACAATTCTTCGGACAATGAATCACTTCCATCTATAAACCAAGAAAGTGCGCTAGAAGCGACAGAAATGTCCTTCAATGAAGATATAACACCCGCTATATCCTTGTTGTCATCAAGAACTGCGAGATAGGCCGAAGCGCCGGCTATTTTATGTATGGTAGGCGGATTTACGCGATACATTTTCCCATTTACAATGATTGGGATGAAATCCTTTCCTGTGATAGCTTCTGATATAAGTATGGCTGCTTTATTCATAATGATATTTATTAAAAAGGGGTGAGATACATAAATCCTCACCCCCTCACCACTTTATAATATAGATAATGTTTCTGCTGATCGCGAAGTATCTTCCTCTCCATTCCCCTCATAGTTAACAGCAGTTCCAGCGTTCACCCGCTTTGACTTAGTCGTAGAACTATTCAAATTGAGAGAAGCATCAGAAGACATAGATGCGACGTTCTCATCAGCTCATGCGGCATCTACTTTTTCCCCGTCGAACATATAGTCACTCTTCACGCCGGCGCTAGGATTTTCCATAGCAACAGCTGTTACTCCCAGACCAATATTCTTTTCCACAGCATTCCCTTTAGCAATGACCGCAGCATTGGTGAATACAATATAGTTTCCGGTCCTTGTCTGTCCGACAATGGCTTTGTTGACAATGCCCGGAGTATCAGAAGCGGCCCATCCTGCATCTGTATCAACTTTTTCTCCGCCTTGCAGATCTACCTTGTCATCAAAGGAGAAAACTCCCATAGTGAAAGCAATTGTTTTAGCCCCTTTTTGCGTCACATCACGATAATAAATGTTACCATTCAACTCGTTAATATAGTCGGTATAGGTAGGATCATCCTCCGTATACGACCAAGTATTTTGATGAGAGTTCTCAACTTCTGTAGCAGTACCAAACCAGGTTTTAAGGCTAGTTTTAGTTACAGCAGAAGTAATAACATCACCGTACCAAATCTTTTTAATTCCTATAAACGGTTTCATATCTTTTTAATTTACGTTTAATACTTCAAATAATAATTTTACATTCACATAGTAACAACATAACTCCTTATCTTCCTCTATCCCGATAGTCTCAGAAGAATACCGGTACCATGAACCGTCATATTGCCCTACAACTCCATCTTTGAACATCTCTTTAGCCTTTCTCTCCAATTCATTCAAACGAATCAAATTGGCCTTCCCCGATCTCGATAAAGGAACACAAAGATTAACTTCAACGTATCCTCTTTCCCAATAGGTATCGGGCTGTTGAGTCTTGGGATAAACTACAATCCTTTCAGCATTTACCTTACCTTCAGGTATATTACCTCTCTGGTATACTTCAGAAATTCCAAAAGACTTGCAATCCTTTAATATTATGTTCGCGATGTCTGTTGTTGCAATCATATCCAAATATCACATCTACCTTTAAACTCTTCCGAATAACACTCGGCATTTTTCTTCACTTCACCTTCTCCAACAGTATTATCGTCGGAATCCAAGCATCTTACACAGCTTCCTAGAGGAATCTTGTTTCCCTCGTAGACAACATGATAGTTATAAACCCAACGCTCACCGTTTACCGACACTTCCTTCTGCTGTGAATTGTCATGGCAGAAACAGTCAGCTACATCCTGCCAAGATTCTCCGCCTGTTCCTGAAACTAGCCGGCCATATTCGTCATTCTCTTCTGGAGTAATAACTTGCATTTGCAGTTTATGTGGAGTCTCTTCTAACATACTACCAAATATTAGATGCGTCTTTAATGATACTTATTCCGACCAAAGAAGCAGTCTCGTCATTGGGAATTATGCCATACAACCTGAACATATATTTTGCATAGTTCAGCAATGTATCAGCACCCCAGGACTTAGAAAAGCCATTTTCTGAGACAGAGGTAGGGTGGGCAAGTATCTTATCCATAAACTTGTCCACCGAACCGGATATCTTCACTTTTGTATTAATGTCCACATCGGAGCCCGGATCAAGCCCCAGCCCCAACGCGAACTTTTCTACTCCAGCATCTGATATATCACCAAGCGGAGAAAAACATTGCTTTATGTAGTCACCTGTTGTCACGATTCAACAGTCAATGAGTAGATACCGTTAATTTCAGTGATAACCGGCAATGACAATGACTGAGCCTTTGTAAACTCAACACCGTTCGAATTGTCAGTTTCTCCCTTACCCCATTGAGATACCCGGATTCTTCCGTAGTTTGAGTAAGTAACACCACGCTCTTGTCTCAATTCATTATCTGCATAAGCATTCTTGATAACTCCAAGTTTACCGGCAGGAATAAAGACGAGGTTTTTATCATTCCAAGGTTGATAATCCGTCAACTTACCATTATTTTGAATCCTGGTAATACGTCTGATAATTTCAAATTCCGGAAATCCATTTTGACGCATGAATTCATTTAATCCGCCAAGCAGCAGAGGAGTTCCCATCTTATCTGTACCGTAAATCACCTGCTTCATCTTCTTATTACGAAGAATGAAAGACAGTTTCTTTTGGGAGATTAGAATCTTGTCAAATGTAACCTTATCCTGAGCAGCGTCCAAAATCTCCTGCAAGTCTTCAAAACAGTCTACAGTGTTTTCATTTCCTTGCACCCAATCAACCGTAGTTTTAGCAATGTTTTCAGACGGCATCTTATAGTCAATAGCGCCTCTTACACCACCTTCAGGATTGTTGTTTGCATCAAAAGTGAACACTCCCTTGTTTGAAAGGGCACCCAAGAAGATAATATCCAGTTTGGACTGTACAGAATTTACCACCTTTGTAACATTGTTCCACATGAGATCGATTAGTTGCTGAGTCTTCTGCTCATCAGTCAGCATACGAGAATCTAGAACCTGAAGAACCTTGCGATAATCCTCAATAGGCATAGAATAACTCATTTGATGAGCAAGAACCTTCTCCTTCAACGTTTTAAAGCCCTCGGTTCCCATAATAGGCTCTTTACCTTTAGAGTCCAAGGTCGCAGCTGCAACGCTTAGGTTATACTGTCCGATTATTTCTTCGAAGTTCAAACCAACAGTAGGGGTGTCCCAATCCAAATATCGTTCATAGATATTCTGGTCAAACAAACGCTTTCTCAATTGAGAAGCGGTATCAATACGAATCTGTACCTGTTTGGTCAGTTCGCCAAAAATAGAGCTGTAAAATAATCCCGGCATAGCTTATTGTCTTACATATTTAATACTTGGATTATTCTTCATGCACCATCCGCCCAAAAGCCAATCTTCTGGCATCGGATAAGCTACTTCTTTCAGAATAATCACATCATAACCTGCAGAAACAGTCTGAAAATCCATATTGGTTTTATACTCCTTGTCTGTTTCTACCACCGCATTTGGCACATCTGTCCCAACGACAGCAATTGCATTAGCTGTAGCTCCTGTCAGTGCAGCAGCCAATGTCACAACATCATAATCAGCGTTCGATTTATCAATGTTATTAATTGTCTGCTCATTATCACCAATCTTCAGCTTATCTCCAATCTGTACCAAGCTTCCTTTTACGACTCTCGGAGCAGAAGTAGTTCCTCCAGACACGATCTTTACAGCTTTACATACTGTACACTCCATTTTTGCAAAATCCAACGCAATTGGAGTACCCTTTCTGATCAAAGTACCTTCAGGAAACGTCTGCGTGAGTTTGAAATCCCCAGGGAGAACTTTGCATTCACCCCTCCAAAACACGGGGAATCCACCTTTAATCTGTCCTTTTTCAAATTCAATAGCCATAGTATTTGTTTTTAATTAGCATCTGGCAATCCTTCCGCCCACTGTCTAGCCATTTCCTTGCCTTTTTCAGCTGGAGTGGATAAAGGGAATGCCGAATCTTTTGTTTCAAGCCCTGCGGTAACAATATTCTGTTTGATGCCTGAAAGATAGGTAGTAATTGCCGTTTCGTCCATTTCGTCAGTAATAGCAAAGCCTTCTTTCATTCGCCATTCAGGAATACCCAGTTCTTTTGCTTTTGAAGAGATCAGGCTGTTTCTTTCTGCACGTGACTTCTCAGCTTTAAAAGCATCATTCTCAGTTTTCAACGTGGAATAACGCTGCTCCTGTTCAGCCTTGTACTTTTTGAACCACTCCGGCTCCTCGTTTTCTGGTTGCTGTTTGTTCTGCTCGCCCCCACTAGCAGCCTCTTTCTCCTTTGCTTTATTGACCGCATCGGTTACCCGTTTGTCAATACCGCTCTGAAGAGAGGTTAGAAACGCTTTTTGCCCCTGTACAACAGTTGCTAAATTATCGTCAGTTACTAGACCAGATGCAGATAAAGCATCGGCCTGTCCCTGCAAAATTTCATCGCTTAACCCTAGATTTGAATAAGCTAGTTTTAAAGCCTGGAAAATTTTTTCTTTCATGATTAGTTCTTTTATGCAAATCTTTTTAAATCAGCATAAAAATACAATGCGGTGGGTCTATATGAAAATTATCAGATTGCGAATGAACCACAATTCGCCAATTGTGGTAAAATAGATAATAATCCTGCTAAAACAGAGGACAATTGGCGATAATGGTAGTGAGAAGTAAGAAATAGATTGGGGAATAAAGGAAAGGGCAAAAAGAAAGGCGGATGTTAGTCCGCCTTTATAAATTCTAATAATGATTTGTACATTTGCCAAAAATCAATAGAATGTCCCACCCGAGATTGATACTAATAAATTGTAATTTTCTTCCATCTCTTTAATTTCTTTCTTCTTAGCATCCTTTTCTTCAGGCGTGAGTTTCTTTGTCAGAGATTCCAAAAGACCTTTTCTGAATCTTTTTGCATCTTCTCCTTTAATTGTAGGAGTATTTTGAATAGGGCGTGCCATAATTACAACATGGATTAGTTTATTATATATCTACTGTTTTATTATATTATTCCTTTATAAATTAAATTCATATCTATCCAAGAACATTTCTTTGATTCGATCTTTTTCTGTATTTACATCTCCACATATTTTATTTACCATTAGATAAGAACTGATTTCCTTAAATTCATAATGTTCAAATTTATCTCTAGTAAACAAAATATTGGATATTACTTTGTATATTCTGAATCTTTGGTTATCATATTTTCCCTCTCTTTTACGAGAATATATATCAATACTACTTGCTCCATTTATGGCAAACGAAGCATTAGGATGCTTTTTAAGAATTTCTGGAACCAAATAGGCACATGTTACAAATATTCTTAAAGAATTAGTATATCCATGAGCTTGAAGAATACGATTATACTTTTTATCCAACTTTCTGTCTCTTGCAGCATAAAATTTCAAAGCAAAAACAGAATCATGCGCTTCTACCCTTATGATATATTTTAAACGTTGATATTTATCTGTTCTATCTGTATAGAACTTATATATGTATGAAAAATCAAAAGCGTCACCATTAGAGGGAGACGCTTTTTGTATAAAATAGCATTTGTACGGAGATATATTATCAAGCATTATAAAATCACTCTTCTACTAATAGAGACAAAACAGCATGAGGTACTAACTACACTCCCTTCTCCGACAATAGTTCTCAAGGGAACCTCTTTTTCATTGTCTAATGGTCCCCAACCAAGTCTCTCGCCTTTAGTTTTTAATATGCGAGTTCCCTTTCTTTTCAGAGTCTTTTTACATACTCCTCTTTTAAGTTCACTTCCCATTAGTTTCTTGGTTTAATTTATGTTTTACGGATTACTTTCTATAGATTATATTTCAAATAACAAAAGAATATACTGGGATTCTTCTCTTCTCAAGTTCTTGTTTGGAAACGTCAGTCAATACAAACTTAATATTAGAATTGTTTTTTCTAACATCAGTAGAAGAGTCTTTTTTTAAAAGACTAGTCTTTTTCGATTTTAACTTTATATTTCCCATTTCAGATGAATTAAAATAAACTTTCTATGAGTACTACTTATAGTATCACTAACAGAATTAGTTATATCTTTGTTCGTAACACAACTTTGATACGCTATTTTGATGTTGCAAATATAAATAATACAAATCAAGATTGATTGATTGATTAGCAGATTAACTATTTATACTATCGGTTTTTAATAGTTTTTAATAGTTTTGGATAGTTTTGACTAGTCAGAAACAAAAAACGCCCACCTTCCGGCGGGCGAAGACTGGTTAGGGAGGTGGACTACAAAACTGATTCCGAAAAGTCTAGATCGTAGCTGATCTTTCCGCTGTCGTTCCTTTTAAATACCCCGGTGCAGATTAGTTCGGGGAATCCTGGGCCTGATGTCCAAAAAGGGACGGACACTTCCTCACCTTCGATAAGTGATAAAGTTTCAGCTAGCTTATCAGCTTCTTCTTTGCATATATCTACTAGCTTTTCCATGCTGTCCGTGTTGCTACCGCAATGAACAGATAGTTCGGAGTATTGGTTTGATGTTTCCATGATTTATTTTTTGATGATTGTTTATTCCCATTACAGCATATTTATGCGGGACGCAACTCCACTGTTAGCCCCATAGCAGAGGCTATTTTATACAATGTAGCAACAGTAGGAACTGTTAGCCCACGTTCAACCCTTGAAATATAGCCTTTGTCAGCTCCAATACGCTTAGCAAGTTCTGACTGCGTAAGACGTGCATTTTTTCGGGCCTCAAGGAGTATTTGGGCGTTATATTCCTCCCATGCCTTTTCTCGATTTTTTTCACGCTCGGGAGTACCTTCTTTCCCAAGACCTTCGTCCAACCAAGCATCTACATCATAGATGTCTTTACTGATTTCTTTTAGTTCCATAATATTCCTCCTTTAATTTTAACGCCTTTTCTATTTCATTATTTGGTGTCTTTTGCGTCTTCTTCTTGAATGCATTAAAAAGAACCACAATAGTGTCACCGTCATATATGAAAAAAATACGGAATTCATTGTTTCCATAATTTACACGGAACTCATAAACTCCATCACGTATAAACTTTATAAAATGTCGTGGCATTTTATCTTCTACCTTAAACAAGTCTAATGCACGACGTATTTTATTTACTTCATCCTTGGATAACTTCTTAATGAAGTCGCTGAAATAGGTTTTATATGTGATTATCTTTCTCATGGAACAAAGATAAGAAAAGTTATACAATAATACAACTCTTATAGCTGGATATTTCAATGCAATATGAAAATTTAACTTTTGGAAAATAAAAAGCCCCGAACCTTAATTGGAACGGGGCTATGAGAATGTTATTTTTCTTTTTCCATATCAATATTATATATAACCGGATCGTATTTATTCATTTTCCCAGTTCCTAAATCAATTAGAAATCCCGGCCAAAAAAGAATATTCCATAAACTTTTAGCATTAAAATTAGATTCAATTACCAAAGGAGTATTAGCATACCCTTCTTTCTTAGCAATAACTGTTTTATCTGCCATTTTCTTTTTAACTTTTACAGTTACAGAATTTCCTTCTTTTATTTCCCCTAGTTTGACATTATTTGTACCATCATACAATTTAATACCGTTTTCTCCCGTGAAAGTAATGCCTTGATTAGACTTGGAGCAGATTGTCATACATGACGTAAATAGTACTGTACAACATAACAAAAACAAAATTTTCTTCATGATTGTGTGTATTTTAGTGTTTTACAATTATTTGGCAAATATATACTTAAAAAAGCAATATCAACAAATAAATATTACACAATTCTCTATTAAGGTCTATTTTTCTTTGGTTTGGGGTATTTTTCTAGTATCAAATAAAAACCCCGCCATTTAGCGAAGTAAATAACTATTTAAAGAAATCGTTAGCTTTGTCAAATGTATCAAACATGGTAAAGTCTATATATTCTTTAGAATTGCTAAACCTATTCTCGTATTCTAAGGACAGCTTTAGATAATCTTGATTATAAAATTTTATCTTATGTTGATCTTGGGCGTATTCATACGCTTCTTTGTATATTTTATACACATCTGAAATGAACTCCCTTTTTACCATTTCTTTTGCCTTCTCTTTATTCCCTATGGCAAATTCGATTTTCGCTGGAGATACCCCAGCTATTGACATAGGAAAAGATGATTTTATCTTCTTCACATCATTAGTCATTCCCCATAACTTGAAAAATAGAATAATTTGCAATACACCGAACACGATGATTACAATAGATACAAATAGTGCAATTCCTTCCATAACTTTGTGTGTTTTAGTTATACAATGCAACAAAATAACATACAAACACACAAAAAAGCAAATTTTACTCGATTAATTTAAACTTAGAACCGCATTTTGGGCAGATTATAGTGTTTTCTTCCTCTTTTTTACGTTCAAATAAGTCTGGTATCTCTACTTCTAATGCATCAGCTATTCTACTCAACACATCCAATGTCAAGTTTCGATTTAATGCCATAGATAATCCTGATTGAGACATATTCATTCTTTTAGCTACGTCTGCCATAGTCAATCCTTTTTCTTTTGCTATTTCTTTTACTCTTAACATAAACGTTATATTTAAATTTTGAGGCAAATATATATAATTTAATGTATATGTGGAAAGAAATACGATAAAATTCACATATACATGAAAAATAATCTTTCTTTTTCTTGCTTAATATTCACACATGTGTTATATTTGCATCGTGATTAATAACACATACGTGAAATAATAGAATTATATATATATGAAACGCTACAACTTATCAGAAATAATGCGCACCGCACATAGAACCTACAAGTATGTAGGTAAGAAGCAAGGTAAAACCTTCGGCGAGGTCCTAAAATCAACTTGGAGACTTGCCAAATTGGACGTAGCCAGACAGGAAGCGGACGCAAAACGCAAAGCTGAAGAGGAAAAGAGACTAGATTCTCTTAAAAACAGTAGGCCGGCAGAGGTGGTAAGGTATAACTTCTCAGGGGAGATATATAATCCTAGCAGCAGAGGTTACATGGGCGCACATTACGTAGGAGATTAACCATTAAAATATACGATTATGATAGAAATGACAATCATCGTTTTAAGCCTGTTTGCCGGATACAAGATGTTCGGTGACGATAACGACAGGTTTTTCATGTGCTAAGTAAGAGCGACACGATAGTATCAACACATTAAATAGAAACATTATGGAAACAAAAAGTTTGGAATTATGGTCTACCGATAAATTGGTAGAAGCGAAAAACGGTCAAGCCGTGACCTCTTCTTTGGTGGTCGCGGAGTACTTTAGGAAGGCGCACAAAGATGTACTTAGAGCGATTAAAATGCTGGATTGTAGTGTATTATTTAACCAGCGCAATTTTGCGCCCGTTGAATACAGAGATAAAAAGGGAGAAAATAGACCCATGTACTACATGACCCGTGACGGCTTCACCTTCCTCGCCATGGGATTTACCGGAAAAGAAAAGTCCGCTTATTTTTGTATATTAAAGAATTTAATTACTTTTGTAGTGCGAAATCAAACATACATGCACTACAAGCGAGTAGAGCAAAGGGATAATAGAAAGCATTGGCAGTTCTATTATAGTCCGTTACATATATCTCTGATGTATGTTTGGTTTCGCAGCTTTGGACTATATAGAGCTGCTTTTTTGTATATTCATCTAAATGCGAGACCAAGATGAAAACAGTAAACTTATTGTCTGCTAAAGAATGCGGACTTGTAAAGTCCAATAAAGGACAGGTAGTAACGACCTCTGTAAAGGTTTCCGAGTATTTCGGTAAAAATCACAGAGATGTAACACGCTCAATAAAAGAGCTTCTAACATCTGCGCATTTTTGCGCACATCTATTCATTGAATCAGAATACCCTGATACTTACGGGCGTATGCAACCGATGTATCTAATGAATCGTGATGGTTTCTCTCTTCTCGCTATGGGCTTCACTGGAGCCAAAGCACTAGAGTTTAAACTTGCCTACATCAACGCCTTCAACGAAATGGAAGAGAAGCTCCGAACCGAGCGTTGCACCAAATACGCAGAACGCATCGTCAGGAAGCAAGTCAAAGAGTTTAACCTGTCGCTACAGGAAAACTTAAATAATGGCAGAAAGAAGCACGGAAGCACATACGGGGGTCTGATACCTTACGGGAAAGAAGAAGTGGTATATAATCCAAAAGAAAGCATGGAATCCAATTTAAAGCGGATATTCGGGCAAGTACGTGAAATGTGCAAAGACGGATTCTTGATGTCCGCACTCGCAGTCGAGACAAACAAGGTGCTACAAGAGTTTATAAATAAAGAGTAAGTCAGGGGATTTCGGTCCGACACTGAAGTTGACGCCAATCAGCGGGAAAGGGTAGCTTTAGGGCTGCCCTTTTTTATGCCCGAATAACTCCATAAGGGAAGAATAAATTATTATGCTGCTTGTTTCAATTGCAATAGGATCAACAGCTCCGTGAATTTTTCCTCATAGTAAAGCGGCTGGGTGCTTTTAGGATTATTCGGATTAACCTGGTTCTCTCCAAAGTTTAATCCTTCTCCTGTAATGGACTTAAATTTCTTTCGACTGCCCTTGCTAGATGTGCGTGTAAGCTCTATCATTAATCCTTTTTCTATCATTTTCTGATTGAATACTTGAGCACTAACAGGACAGTCGTTTTCTTTTAGAAGTTCCCCAGCCGATTTCAATATCCCCTTAGATGGCGTATAGTCCGGTGTAGGTAATCCCAACGGTTCAGCGATAGTTTTTGCCAAGGCAAGTTTGCTGCTTTCATTCAAGTTGAGAAATCCTGTAAGCCAGTCCGCCACTGCTATTTTGTCTTTAATAGTCGGCTCTTTCAATTGTTTTGCATATTCGGCTGTTTTATGAAAGACTTTGCGGTATACTTCAAATACTGGACGGACTTTCTTTACGATAAAATATTCAAGACAAGAAACGGTAAGATAGTAGTCATCCACATATTTAGCCCCTGACACCTGCTCCGCTTTTCGGCGGACCAGCTTATAATCTTCATTTTCAATAAAATCGCGAACTAGTGCTTTTACTGCACCATCTTTTCGTTCATAAATCAGCATCCATACTTCATCCAAATTAACCGGATATTTCTCACTCGTTTTTGCTAATTTTAAAATAGCATTGAAATACTCTTTGATTTCTTCACTTGTACTTGATTTTGTTAATTGGTCCATAATCATTATATTTGCAACATAAAGTTAATACTATCCCCATTAGCGGCTCGGACACTTCCGCTTCTGGGGATTTTAATTTGTCCGACTTTGTAGCAAGCGAGGATTCGAACCTCTAAACGCCCTATCGACTTGCTTAACCTTATTTTGTTCTATTTTTCCTCTTGTTTTTGTATAACACCCGTGATTTTTCTGACTAAGCAGTCTCATTTTTGATCTGTTTGTCTGATTCAGAAGATGTATTCCCATTTGACGAAGCCTGTTTTTCACTTTTTATAAGCTCTATTTCTTCTTGTGGAGCATCCGTCAAAGCAAGCATAGTAACAGCCAGATCAAGAGAGATAATTCCATCCGAATATAGCTTACCGATAGCTTCCCATTGCTTCTCCTTATCTTCATTGAATGGTTCTGCAAATTCGTGAGTAATCTTCAGCCTAGATAACTGGTTTCTCAGATGGATATGGGTAACATTCATCATAATAGCCAGGATAAGGTTCTTTTCCCGATCTACAAGGATATCGTAAGTCTCTTTTAGATTGTCCCTTTTAATGTATCCTAACGTCATAGCACGCTTTAAAGCCTCTCCGGATAGTGTTCCCATACCCTTCATATTTTCGAATGAGAAATCTGGGGTAAATGAATCGAAAAGAATAGAGTTATTCAGGTCTTCCTTTTCACTATCTTTCATTGAAGAGTATTCAGGAGGAGCTAGATAGTCAATAGCACTGTTCTTGTCTTGCATTTGGATTACTTCCCCAACCATGCTTGGATCTGATAAAGACTGGAGAACATCTGCCGTTGCTTTTACTTTCGGGTCTGCAAAATAATTATTAGTATCAGCGGCTTTGGAATCAATATGTTCCTCCCTGTCACATCTAGGCTGTGTCCCGTACCAAGCTTTATCCTGTTTATAGTAAATTACATTGATTTTACCAGATGGATTAACCAACGGCTCAACTTCCCACCCAATATTTGCTCTTTTGCATCGGAATATGTAGGATGGCGTTTCTATATCAAAATGCTCAACTGTTCTATTGCCCTCCTTCAAATTGTACCCATATCCAAATGCAATCATATTTTCGTATTGATCGAAAAGCGGACGGAGAGTATATCCCTTAGATTTGGATATGACCAAAACCTTTACTCCCGGCTTTCCGTTATCATTAAATATATGATATACTTTTGCACTTTCAGTTTCTGCGCCGGCCAGCCTTTTTGCTTGTCTCATTGTTGTATGAAACCTAGTATTCTGAAGAAACTCGTTATATGCCTCAAACGCTTCATCTGTACCTTCCACATCGTTCTTCCATTTTATAGGATTACCCAACAAGAAGAATAACTCTACTTCATTGATATACCTTTGTCTTGTCCGAGGTAGCTTTTCTGTTCTATAAGGTTCTTTGCCTTTACGCGGCTTATCTGGGCGACTGTTGACCTTATGAAACTCCGGATTGTACTCGGCAATAGCCTCATTTACATCAATATCTCTATCTTGAAGCAGCGAGATAACCTGGCTTATATCCCTGTCTTGGATAAGCCTCATTAAATCCCGTTCAACTCCTAAAGAATTAAGCGTTTTGTTACGCAGTAAATTGAATATAGCCTCAATGTAATTCATATCTTTTATTTTAATATAGTCCTAAATCGTCTTTATTGTATTGTTTTGGTTTTAAGATTCTTCCTAATACTTCTCCCAATACCCAATATCTTGCAGCATCAAGTGCGTGATTATATTTATCAATTGGTTTATTTATATAATTACCATCCTTATCCTTATCCCATGTATATTTCCTTAACTCATATAAAAGATTATATGACCTTCTAGTTACTTTCAAGTTTAATTCTAACATTTTATCTATGCCTGCTAGAATTGAACTTTTAGAGTTTATATTTGACTTATCTACCGGATAAATAAGAATGCCTGAGTTTGATATTTCTTGTATTAATCTTGGGTCTGCACTTTCCGATATTACTTTTAGCCTAAATGGCTTAAGAGAATCCGAAATTTCCCCAGATAGCATCCGGGTCTTGTAAAACAATTCATCAAGATATAGGTCATTATCAATAAGCGCACATTCAATAGCCGCGGATGGGTCATTTGAATATCCAAAATCTAATCCAATGCCTCTCTTCTTAGCATAATCGGGTATAGAATCTACAATTTCGAATCGTTTAAAGATTGCACCTTCTGCAACATCAGACCATCTTCCAATAGCTACATGGGCATATTTTTCCAGTTCTTCCTCTTTCATACGTTTCATCTCTTGGATAAACTGAGGAGAAAGATATTCTATGTTATCTAAATAAGTAGTATGAATATGAAGAACATTAGGATGAGTAGAAATCTGAACTTGTACACCGTCTATTTCTACCAATCGGTGCGTCTTTTCAATGTACTTCTTATAAATAAAGTGATTTGAATCGGTCGGATTCATAATAATAATTACTCTATTTTGAATTCCTTTTTGCCTTATTGAGAGAACTAATTTATCAAAGTCCTCTTCTGAATTCCATTCCTCTGCTTCGTCACACACAAAAGTAGTAAGCCCCTGTATGGATTTTAACTTTGCCGTTTGATTCCCTGAAGATGTTCTGATCCCCCTAAACATAATTACACTATCTGAAAAGGTATTGATAATATCTTTTTTAGTTATATCAAAGAAATCATTAGTTCCCTCTAAATCTATCTTTTCTTGAAATTCAGGAATGACCGATATATCTGCTGAAGTCATTGTGTATCGGCTGTACAGCATCTTATGTCCAGATTCGAATGAAAGCCTTTCTATAAACGTACCAACATTAAAACTTTTAGCACTTCCACGACCACCAGTTATGAGAGTTATTAATTTATCCGTGTTATTATACAACGGATTATAGACTTCTTGAGTTTTAATGTTAAACACTATCATTTCTTTTTTGATCTAGCTTTTATCCACTCTTGAACAGGGATACTCCCTTTTACATTCAATGTACTTTCTTGTTTTTCAGCAAGACCTAATTTGCGAGCTATTATATTAGCATTAAAGGCTCCTACAGTAGCTCCTTCCAGCTGCTGAGTTTCTATTACAGATTCTATACGTGCAATGACCGACAAAAAATCTTCATGATTAGCTTTCTTAAATTCCCTCCAAAAAGTTTCACTAGCATCACAATATAACATTAGACCACTAAGTGTATATGGCCGCTGTGTAGGCGATTCCTCCTTTTCCTTTGTTTTTCCTTTTGTCTTATTCTTAACAACTCTCCAAGGATTCTTATCGCACCACTCAAAATATTCACAAGCAGCCTCCCATAACAAATCAGGGGTGGCAAATAACATGTCACGCCCATGCTTGCTTCTTAACTTCCAAAATTGATTTCCTTTTGGTGCTGCCATCTCTATTTATTAAAAATTAAACCCTCATCTCTTAGATGAGATACAATTTCACTGTAAATATACTCTATATCCTTCCGAAACCCTTTATAATTATTGTAGAGAACGACCACAGTTTCAATATTGTGGGAAATAAATGTCTTATCACTGATATTTACCGATTCTGCAATCTTATCCCGAAGGCCCCTAGGCATCCTTCCTCCTGCTAGAACACTAGGAGCATACAGGAATAAAATTATGAATATGAACTTTTTTCTGTTATGAACACTGTCTTTGTATCCCGGGCAATCCCTGGAATCAAGAATGTCACAAAAACATTGGTATATGGAAGGAATATAATTCAAATCAGACATTATAGGGGTGGATAGTTCGTATTCTCTTTCTGACAATCTGGATTTTTGCTCTCTGATTGTTTTTAGCTCTGATATTTCTGAAAACATAGTACTATAGTTTAGAAATTAATAGTATATTTGTACTATTAATTGAGAAAAGAGGATCTATCTGGTGGTTCGGTGGTCCTCTTTTATTTTGCTTTTCTCGCCCACATATGAGCGTTGTACAGAGCATAGGTGTACATCTTAAGCTCCCTGCTGTTGCTTATATACTCTACCTTCATTGCAGCCTTCAAGCATTCCGCCAGAAGGTCATAGTCTATTCCTTGGTTCATATTTTCTCCTTTCCTTTAAAGTGTTCGATTAGCTCTTCTACTGTAGCCTTATGATAATTGTCCACATTAAGGTCGTTAGGCATTCCGTAAAAGTCTATGCCCGATAATCCACCGTATTCTGTATTATCACGACATATCCCCCAATCTCCTTTGCCGTTGATAAACATTTGGTTGTTGTCTGTATCGTCTCTC